ATTAGTGTTATAACGTGGAGTTGAAAGATCATGTCCCACTATACAGTAGGTTATCACGACCTACAAAATAATCATTATGAAATATGTGAATATGCAGTTAGTGCATACGAAGCAATAGAACACAGTAAAGAGGATGTCCCGTATCTACACGAGCATCCTTCTTTTGTTGACTATTGTAGGAGCGAGGTAGTTCAAAATATAATACGTCTCATGGAATCTGGCATTCCGATGGGTCGTTAAATAATACTAATACTAACAATCAGTTTATGTTATCAACACAATATCGCCTTCGGTTAGAAGGCATATGCAAGGACATTGCATCAGGAACAGAGGTCAGTATGACCGATATGATTTGGGCACAAAAACTTGCGAAAGCAAATACAAGTGCAAGAGGAATGTTAAGTAAAGCAAGAAGATTATCAACAGATGAAGATGGATCCTGTTTAAAATTTTTAGATATAGGAGATCCAAAAACAGATAAAAGAGGATTTAATGGTGCAGACGACATAGCTGATTGGTTTAGAAACGATAACAAATCTGACGATTGGCGACAACGTGACTGACTACTCAGTATAAATACCTATAGACGCAATAGTAACATGAAGAATTTACCAATCAAATCTTCTTGTATAATATTTGGAGGGGTAGGGATAGCATTATGGTTATCTCAATACGCTTGGGTTAAAACAACTATCGTATGAAAAAATTTAATACATGGGTCTTGGATACTACAATCTATATCCTTGACTTCCTCTACAGAGGTAGAGACTTTCAGAGATTCTGGGTTCTAGAAGTTATTGCTAGAGCACCATACTTCTCATTTATTAGTGTCTTACACTTTCGTGAGTCACTAGGACTTAGAGGAGAGGATCATACATATCTAATGAAAGAACATTTCTATCAGGCTTTAAATGAAACGGAACATTTGGAAGAGATGGAACTTAGAGAAGGAAATAAGTATTGGATTGATCGGTTCTTTGCCAAACATCTTGTTTTACTTTATTATTGGATCATGGTTGTTTACTATCTTGCTGATCCTCTTGACGCTTATGATATCAACATGAAGATTGAAAAGCATGCATATGAAACATATGTCAAGTATCTTTCATATCATCCAGAAGACAAGAAGATTGCAGAGATTGCAGAAGATGAACTTGAACATGCCAGAGAATTACAACACGCAATGCTAATGATAACATGAAAATAGAATTTGAAAAAACCTTTGGACAAGGTGTAGATCCTTGGTATGACAAAGCAGAAAGGTGGGTTAAGAAAAAATTTAAGAATCCATTTATACAACATCTTGCATTGGGTTTTATTGAATGGTTAAAACAAAAATGGATTGATGTTAAAGTTGCAAACACAATGAGAGACATTGATGCACAGGCAGAAAATATTCAAAAAATTTGGGATGATGAAGAAGAATCCAATAAGAGAATGGATGTCATAGGGCAGAATGGCAATTTAGGAATACATTATGATGAGACTCCATCAGAAGTAGATGGTTTAAATGATATGGAAATAAAAAGAAAATGGTAACTGTGGTTCACAGTGTAAATATTATGATTGCTATTCTTCTTGTAGCTGTATCTTTTGTAATATATGCTATACTAACTTATGATGATTAAAAAAATTATATTACTATCAATTATATTAGGTGGATGTACTACACCACCTGATCCACCTGCATATGCTTGTAGTCCACGATTAGATGGAGGACCAACATATTGTCCACCTCCTGATAGTGGTCCTATATTTCCTAAACCAAAACCATTACCAAAACCAACACCTGTAAAAGGAGAGATTGACATATGGAGTAATGCAGGTCTATGGCAATTACATTACATGTATCAGAGAGCTGAAAGAATAAAACAAATAGAAGCAAATATGACTCCTCCATCTGATTCTATAAATAAAGCATTACTGGAGTTTAATTATGGGAGTGATGGTTCCACCAAGTCGGAAGAGTTGTTACAACTTCCGAGTAACGAAAATTAATCGTGTTGTTGACGGGGATACTATTGATGTCACCATTGATCTTGGGTTTGATCTATACAAGAAAGAAAGAGTTAGAGTTGCAGGAGTTGATACGCCAGAGAAAAGAACAAGAGATCTGGAAGAGAAAGCACTGGGACTAGACGCTACAAACTGGATGAAAAAAAATTTGGAGGATGCAATTGATGGAGATGATGAACTCACTATACGAACTGAACTTAAAGGTGGGATGGGTAAGTATGGTCGCTTGCTTGGTTGGTTATACATTGGTGATGATGAACTATCGCTCAACGAAAAAATGATTGAAGAGGGATATGCTTGGTCTTATGATGGTGGTACAAAACAAAAAAACTTCGAGGAACTACGAGAGATTCGTAGGTCATTCGGTACACTAAACGAGGGTTAAAAAAATGTCTTGCGAAAATCACGAAAAGATGAATCCAATAGTTCATCGTTTATATCATTTGAAAGAGTGGGATAAGAAAAAAACAAAATGGATACAGGAAAAGTTTAACTTGACTGACTATCAAATGCTTTGTATTACATTTGCAAAAGGATTTATCATAGGAGCTATACTACTGTGAAAAAATTTATTGGAGACCAAATCAAAAGATTTTTTGAGACAGGAAAATGGGCAATGAAACTTATTTTCCTTGTTGTACTCGTAGAACTCGGATTGATTGTAGGAGTTGTTGCAACTATGGGTGAGGAACTAACTGATGAGGATGGAAAACATATTCATCATTTACTATCTCTAGCAATGACTAAATCTTTTGCTTTATATTCAATGGAAAAGGCAGGAGAAAATCAAAAGTATCTTATTGAAAATGTAACTAAAAAATGAAATCTTTATTATTGAAAATTGGAGTTGGTGTATCTGTTGCACTCAATCTTTTTGTATTTACCGTTGCAATGTATGGGTTGTACACTCGTGAAGCGAGAGTCGAAGAGAATCGAAAGTGGTTGAAAGAAACTATCGAGAAAGAGGTTTACGATCAAATTAAATTTGTGATGCCTAAAGAATCTGGTGGTGTATATGTCCCCAATAAATGAAATTGAAGTACCAAATATTACAATACCTAATGTTGTAAGTAATCAACATTGGTTGAATGGTATACCTAATATTCCAAGTAATCATCCACCAATCACAACACAAATAGGATTTCCGATTGTAGAAATACCTGGTTGCGTTAAGATGCATCAGGATAATAAAGATCATGTAACAAGAATGCCTTTTGATCATGACCTTGTAAATCAGGATGAAGATGGTGTTACAACTTTATGTCCTCACGGTGAATATCCATCATATGATGCAATGGACTATACACCAGAGCAATTATTAGTTACACAAGAAACTCCACCACCACCTGTAGAACCACCACCAACACCGCCAGAATTTAAACCTGATGCAATACCAAAAGATGATTACAAAGATCCTAAATGTCCAGGTCCTGGTAATTTAAGAGTTGGCGATACTACACAGAGTGGTGATGAAAGGGCAGTTGGTCATCAGTTAGTGCCTGATCCTGCTAATCCTGATAAGAAAATTTGTGAGACATTATATGAACCGACTACAACACTGGAAAAATATCTCCCACCAGTAAATCAGGCAGCAACTGTGACAGCACTCGCAGTCGTTGCTACAGCAGGTGCTGCTGCAACACCATTACTAATAAGAATTATACGACCTGTAATTAAAAAAATATGGACTACGATTCAGAAAAAAATAGGTAAGAATGTTGAACTACCTACCCGTGCAGAAATTCAAACAAATAAGTATCGTGAAAAGAAAGGACTTCCACCAATTAAAAAGAAAAGTTAATCACCGATTGATATAGTCTTCAATAAACTTGCATCATTACTGATAGGTGGTTTTACTGGTATCTCATGAGTATGATTTGCAACTACACCTGGTGGGTTTATTAGCATAACATCTGCACATACCTTTGCATATTCAGTGCCAGGTTTAAATATAATTCCAGCCTTCATGAGTTCACCACAGTTTTTTAATCTTGCGATTTCAAAGTCTAATCTTTTATTAGCAACAGATTGATTCATTAATGCAATATTTGCTTCTGCTGCCTGTTTACATTGCTCTTGTAGTTTCTTATCTAATGGTTTTGACCAAGTAGCGGATATACCTACTGATAATGTGCTACTATCTTTCTGTCCTGTTCTTGTTGGTTTATAATATAAAATTTGACCTGGATTGTCTGGCACATCGTCATTATCTGCGTCAACATTATTGTACACTGGATCCATCCAATAAGATTCGTAAGGACGCTTGACTGCAATATTTCCTGTGGCAAATGGTGTTATGTTCATGGTGGGACCTTGACATTGTATACCATTTCCATATGTGTTAGTTATATACGGTCCTTGAAGCACTTGTATAGCTTGATTGGTCACTGAGCCAGAACTATTGGCGACTGGATTTGCTGTCGCTGAAACACCACCTATATCACTTGCAAAAGTAGGAGATGCTGTACCTAACAAACAAACTGATATCAGTTTGAGAAGGTGCTTGTTGTATTTGTGACGCTTTGTATGGTTGTGGTTCTCTGTATTATTGTGTGATTTGAAAGACCTGGACCAGAATAACTTTCTGTGAATTGAAAGGCTTCTCCTGGTGTTGTTATTGTGAAGTTTGGTTTGTTGTTGATATCCAAATTCGTCCATGTTGAAGTCACTCCATTTAATGTATTACTATTTCCAGTCGTATTTGGTGCGGAAATAGTTGCTCCATCGTGCTGTACGTTTGTACCTGTTATCACATACTGATACCCAGTATCGTAATTCATACTATTGATCGTTTCAGTCACGGTGCTTGTGGTTTCCGTGTTGCTGGTCATCGAGCCCTGCGTAAAATTCGGGACCACGGGCACAGCATACGCAGTCCTCACACTCGCAAGGGCAGACACACCCACAACAATCGCAAGTAGTCTCCTCATTTGTCATTAGTTAATTGTCAATTCGTTCACAAACTGTCCAGTAGCTACTGTTCCAGCTCCACCTGCTGTTACTGTAATGACACCAGCACTTGTGATAGTACCAGCTAGTGTTCCAGCAGTACCTGCTGTAGTTGAGGTCTGACTTGAGAAGTTACCTACATCACCCACTGTTGGAGCTGCTGTTGGAACTGCGTCCGCTTGAATGTATGAACTCGAAAAGCTGAAAGCTGAACCTGCTGTATCTTGAGTTGCTGCAATTGTACCAGGAGCATATATGCCTGATGTGATAGTTCCTGCAGATACTGTACCTGCTGTTGTACCATCAGTTGTATCAATGTTTGAACCTGATATGGTATATGTTGAACCAATCCTGTCAACCTGTGTTGCAGCTGCGTTCACACTTAACTGAACACTTGAACTTAATTTATGTGTCAAATCTGCCATTGCAGGTGAACTAAAACCCGCTAACAATAATATAGGTAATAGTTTTTTCATCTGTAAATGTACCTATTAACGTAGCTTTATTTAGCAAACTTAAACTTAAGGTTTGCAAACAAAAAATATGTGTTATACTATATGTACAGTTTATAAACACTATGAAGTTATTTTTGGATACCGCTGATACAGAATTGATAGAAAAACACTTTCAGACTGATTTGATTGATGGTATCACAACAAATCCAACTCTAATTATGTAGAGTGGTAGAGACCCAGAAGAAGTTTATCAACAACTTATTGATATGGGTATTGATGATATAAGTATGGAAGTCGTTGGTGACTTTGATGAAATGTATATGGAAGGATTACGTCTATCCAGAAAGTTTGGAAAGAACGCAACAATCAAAGTTCCTTGTACTCCTGCAGGATTGAAAGTATGTAAGAAGTTATCAAGAGACTTGGTAAATGTAAATGTGACTTTGATATTCTCAGCAGCACAAGCAATACTTGCTGCAAAGGCAGGTGCGAAGTATGTCTCACCATTTGTTGGAAGAGTTGATGATAATTCATTTGTTGGTATTGAATTAATTGACCAGATAAGTGATATCTATACAATACAGGGTATAAGAAAGACAGAGATACTTGCAGCATCAGTTCGTGATGTTAAGACAGTATCAGATTCATTTGCATCAGGTGCTCACGTTGTAACTATGCCACCTGCTGTCTTTGAGAAAATGTATAATCACGTTCTTACAGACAAGGGTTTGTATCTCTTCGATATGGATTGGGCAAAGGTCAAAAGGTAAAGAAATCAACACACTTGACACAATCTTAACCTTGTGTTACATAAATACAATTACATAACAAAGGACTCGAAAGATCGTAACCCTGCGTAGAATGTAAGAATCTTTGTCGAAAGATTTTCCATCCGCAGGTTTTTTATTGTCTGCGAGATACTTTTAAAAAAATGTTTAAAACTTCAATTGCAGCTCTTGCTGCCGCCCCTCTACTCGCCTCTGGTGCTGCATTTGCAGGCCCTTACGTTAACCTAGAAGCAACTGGTTCATATCCTGATGGAGCATATGAGTCTGGTGGTCTAGAAGCAGTCGTAGGATACGAAGGAGCTACAGAATCAGGTATTGGTTGGTATGTTTCTGGTGGCCCTACAGTTGTTCACACAGAAGAAACTGATGAGTTCGGTGATGTTGAACTAATCGGATACGTTGGTGCTTCATACGATAAGTTCTACGGTGAACTATCTGCTGTAACTAACGAAGACCTAGTTGACTGGGGTGCAAAAGCAGGAGTAAAGTTTACTTTCTAAATCAAACTAAAATTATGTTATGAGTGACGTTAATTTTGTTAAGCATCGGGTGTTTAAAGAGACACCCGATGTTATTTTTTACGACATATCCGTAGAGGATTCAAATGCATCTGACCTTGTAGTGCATACAGGGCCTGCCATATCACCACCTGACGATAAAGTAGGTGCGAAACAATTTTATATACACTATCATCAAGTAGACCACAACCGTGTTGTGTCTGGAGAGAGAACCTTTGAGTTAGTGAACAGAGACTGGAAATATCCTTATCATATCGTGCATCTAAATCGACAGAGTGGTGCATTAGTTATACCTACAAACACATATCATCGTTCTGTATCTGGAGAGAATGGTTCTATTGTAATTAATCAAGCAGTTCGTGATGATTTGTTTCGAGCAGAGAATGAGTTTAAACCTGTATCAGCTGCAGAAGATATTGAGTTGTATGAAATATTAATAAATGAACAACCAGTGGTTCATACGTTAGGTGAATGATACAGAATTGTAACAGATTATAAGTAAAAATTATATAACTCTTAAGATTTTCTTAATAGTATGTGTGAATATGGACAAAATACTTGACAAAAGTTTACATTGTATATATAATAATGTAACATATCTTAATGAAACTTAAATGACTGTAACAACAGAAAGTGGCGGAAGACAAAATGCTTTCCCAACTGAAACTCGCCCATATATCGATGAATCAGTTTCATACGATGGTTATCCTCAGAATGCTGAGAAAGTCAATGGCCGTTGGGCTATGATAGGTTTCGTTGCACTCATCGGTGCATACGCAACAACAGGTCAAATAATTCCAGGCGTATTCTAATGGACACAAAACATCCTTATTGGAAATACGCAGAACTA